ATCACAAGTGCTTTTTTATTTTTCTTAAGAAAATTATATCTTATAAGACTGTATATCATTAAAGATTTACCAGAAGCTGTTGGAGATACTAAAATACATTTTTGATTATGAGCAGCGTACGCGATTGCATCTTTCTGATAATCTCTAAGTTCTAATGGTATATCTTGAACAATCTCTTGATATCTTTCTATTGTAAATATATCTTTTTCTGGTTCATATCCTTCAATAGTATAACCTCTATCATCACAAAATTCTTTTAAATATGTGAATAGACCTAGATATAATTTATTAGTGTTTAAATTGAATAGACGAATATATCCGTCCCAAAATCTTTTACGAACAGCAGGTATAAAACTTGCACCAGGAACTTTGAATTTAAAAAATTCTGAAAGTTCTTTTCTTATTGAGTCTTCTGCTGATATGAATAGGTATACTTCGTCTGCTTTAGCGACTACGACCCTGCCATGAATTTTCGCCATTCTATAATATTCTTTATTGTTTGATGTCTCCAAGTTATTTGAGAGACTACATCTTGTAAATAATCTACTGTTATTTTTAGATATTCTATTTTATCATTTAAATCTTGTATGTCTTTATCGGCACCTGTAAATTTATCATAGTCTGACTTAAGAACTGTTAGACCACCAAAAGGGTCATAATCCCAGTTATTGTGTTCTATATCCTCTTTAGACATTTTACCTGTATACCATAACCACTTATCTTTATTAAGTTCTTTCATCATTCTTTCATGACGAATGAGTTCTAATTTTTTATTAGAAAGTATTTCAGTATACTTAGCATGAAGTCTAGGGACTTGTAATGATGATGCATCAAGTTCGATATCGTCAATCCCCGAATCGTCTTTCCACATCTTTTGAATTTCTTTTAGAGTCATACTATAATTATATCACGAAACCTGTATAGGTCAATTAGGTACTTGATTTTACTTTAAATTGTGTGTATCTTAATGTTAGTTCAGAAACTGCATACTCAACACCTTGAGCATCAGATGCAAATTCTACACCACTTAAACCTGTAGGAAAAGTATCTTCAAACATATATTCTATATTAGCATTGTTAGAAGATGTATTTACTATAAGTGTAGCATCTGAATACATATTTTCAAAAGATGCTGTACTAAAACCACCTTTTGGTGTCTTTTTAGAATCAACTAAATTCATAAAATCATCTGTATCACTACCAGGTCCTAAAGCTATAATCCAATTAAATATTTCTATATAATTTGTCATATCTTCATCAACTACAAATTTGACAACTAAAGGGTCAAATTCTATTTTATCACCTGGTAAATATGAATTGATTGCTAAAGTATTAGTATGAAGTGCTTCAGAAAAATTTACACCAGGTAGTGTCACACCTGTTGCAAAATATCTTGTTTTAGGTAATTTATTAATCTGTAAATCAAAATTTACAGGACTTAAATAATTTAAATTAGTTGGTTGGTCTGATTGCCATTGTGCTTGTGCCATATTATTCTTTTATCCCTAAAACATAGTTTTCAGCTGCATTTTCAGCATATATTTCACTATGTCCTTTGTAAAGTTCGTCTTTTTGCCATACATTATCTTTCCACATTCTAATACCATAGGTACCATTCCTTATACCAACTTCGGCTTTTTTATTTTCATTCATATACGAATGTAAAATGTTATCAAATTCAATTATCATATTATTATTTATAACAAAGGGAGTAAGAACTCCCTTGTTTTTTACATTTACTTTTCAGTTACAAAGTCATTTAAAACTCTTGCAGTAGAAATTACTTCTTCTACAGACATATATTGTTCACCTAATGGTCTTTTATCATTAGGGAATGTATCATTGTGAACATGAACAGCTTCATTATCTCTTTGGATATTTCCTGTTAAGATACCTTCAGCTAAACAAAGTAAATCGGCTCTTATTTCATAACCTGTTTTATTAGAAGTTGACATAATTTATCCTCCTGTGTGTATGTGTGTTAATGTCATTTATATTTATAACAAAAAAAAGAGCTCCGAAGAGCTCTTTGAAATCAGTTATGATTTAGATACTAAGACTTATAGAAGATTTAATACTTCGAAAGACCTGTAGTATGAGTTAGTGTTAACTGTAGCCAATCCATCACTCGGAGTAGAACCTACGAATGGGTTTGAAACCATACCGTATCTAGTTTTGAAACCGATTTTTGGTTGGAAAGTATCTTCACCAACAGCACGAACCATTTGTAATGGTACATAAGGACAATAGAATAGACCAGCGTCAAAAGGATTACTTCCTCTATAGCCGACTGTTACATATCCTTCACCAGCACTAACGCCTGTAGGTCTTTGAGACGCACTTGCGTAATATGGGTCGATATACACTTTGATGCTGCCATTTAACACACCAGCAAAAGTGTTTCCTGTGTCATCAACAGTTAAACCTGTTGATAATGCAGGAGCGTAGTCTAAAACACCAGCCATTGCTAGAGCTGAAGCTACATCACTAGAACATAAGATAAAGTTTCCTTTACCTCTTCTTGTTTGTCGTGCTATAACATTAGCATTTCTTTCAATGTGGTACATAAGACCTTTGAATTTTTCAACTGACCATCTACCTGATGAATCAACATCTAGGTTAAATTGTCCGTTTACAGAAGTACCTGTTAGGTTACTTTCTGAAGCAAGACCTTCAATCTTAGCTTGTGAGTTAACAGTTCTAACAACTTCTCTGTTGATTTCCGCTAGGATTTCACCAGATAGAATGTTTGCTAATTCTGTTTCTGCATCTAAGCCATGAATAGCTTTGAGGTCTTGTGCGAGTTCGATTGTGTACTCAGCTTTTAGCGCTCTGCTTTTAGCTGTAACTGTAGCTTTCTCGATTGTGAAAGACATTTCTGGAATTGTAGAATCAATTTCAGCAGTTGCTGTTGCTGTACCTGTACCTGTAGTATACGCTGATTGAATAGCTGTATTAGCTGAACCAGATGCGAATGGGTCAGAACCTGCGTGAGTTCCTGAACCTGCAAAATCTGTATCGGCTTCGTTAAATAAAGCCTCTGTTCTATCTACTGCAGTAGTACTGTCAACATATCTTGCTTTCATAGCAAAGATAAGTCCAGTAGGTCCTGTCATAGGTTGAACACCACAGATGTCGTATGCTACCAAGTTTGGCATAGCTCTTCTAACTAAAGAGATTAAGATTGGGTCCCAGTTAGCTGCAGTTGCAGTAACACCACCTGGTGCACCTGCTACAGTACCTGTTCCAGCACCTAGTGCTTCATCAATCGCTCCTCTTTCTTCTTGAATTGCTCTTTCTTGGTTTTCAAGAATAACGGAAGTAACAGCTCTTTTATAAGAATCTTCGATTTTTGGTAAATCGGCGTGTTCTAGAACTGGTTGCCATTTTTCTTGTAAGTTTTCTGACATAAACATTTTGTTTATTCCCCTTTTTTATTTACTTCTCTAATGAAGCAAATTTACTTAATGCGGTAGTATATTTGCTCATGCTTTCGTTTACAGGATTTGCGACATCGCCTGTTCCTGAAAAGTCTGCATCGCTACTAGCCACAGTACTATCGTCAGAGACAGCTTCCATCTTTTCATTTCCGAAATAAGATTCTTTTAATGTTGAAACTTTCTCAACGAAATTTTCTACATTTTCGAAATCTACATCTTCACTTAAAGATTTTAACTTCTCTACCTGAGTATCAGCTAAATCATTACTGGCTTCGCTGATAATTTTTTCACGCTGAAGCTCTTCGATATCTTGTTGAGCTGTGATGTTGTTAGCAACTTCTTCGTTCAACTTATCTTCCATTTCGTCAAGTCTGTTTGCTAGTTCTTCAACTACATCAAACTTGTCTTCTGGTACTTCAACATAATGTTCTTCAAACAGTTTTTTCAAACCGTTAATGAAATCTTCTGTTAACTCGGATTTTAGTCCTCGTTCTACTGCTAATTCATTTTCTGTAATCCAACTTTCAGAAACATAGTTTAAATAAGAATCAACTTTTTCAGTTAAATCATCTTTGATTTCTTCAACTTTATTTTCTAATTCTTCTTCTAATTGTGTTTCTTTTTCAGCTGTAAGTTCTTTAACTTTAGCTGAAACTGCTGCTTCAAAAATTGTTTTAGCTTTGTTTTTGAATCCTTCTGATAAATCTTCATCTGAAACAAGAGCTTCAATGTCATCTGTCATGTCGATAGACTCTTTCATATCGTCTTCGTCATCTTCATCTTCCATTTCTTTCATGTCGTCTTCATCATCTTTATCATCCATTTCTTTTGTAGATTTCTTAGACTCTTTCATGTCGTCTTCGTCATCTTTATCATCCATGGCATTAAGTTTTTTCTTATCCATAGAGTCCATTTCTTTGAATGCTTTTTTGATTTCTTTTATTGATTTATCTTTCATAGATTCAACTACACCTCTAATAAGTGCATTACGACTTAGTGACTCAACTTTGTCTTCATCGCCATCTTCGTCTTCTGTAGGCATTTCACCTACGATTTTAGAATAATTAGCTTTTAATTGCTCTTTATTCATATCTTTCATTTTGTCAACCATTGCTTTCATAAGTTTAGGTTTAGAATCATCCATTTCCATTTCTGGCATTTCATCTAAATCTTCAACTTCTTCGAAGTTTACTGGTTTACCTTTTTCAACTTTGGTTTCACCGTCTTTGAGTTCTTCACCTTTCTCAGAAGCGTCTTTACCACCAGGTATTTTAGCTTTCTTAGTAGCATCACCAGCTTTTTCTACTGATTTACTATCATGTTCAGGTGCTTTTTCATCAGGTTTTACTT